CATTTCGTCTAAGTCTCTGTGAATCAGCAGTTGAGTAAATAGACCCCATGAATACCGAAGTTGGTTGTATGTCTATATTGGCATCATCTCTAAGGTCAAAGTCAACACGGTTAACCGCAATTTGGCATATTTCAGGGTCACCCCATAATGGCGCAACCGATAAAGTTCTTGTTAAACTTACAATTTGTGGTAATGACGATAAATCATTTGAGGTTTTAAAACGGTTACCGGCAACTTGACCTTCAGTTGCTAATCCCATTCTAATTAAATCCTGAGGAGTTAAAGAAAATTCCCCAATATCTGATAAGTCAACATCCATTACTAAAGTTTGCGACCCTAATGGAACCCCCATTATCATATAGTCACCACTCTCGTTTGTTTTTGTTGTGTATTTGTAGTATTTGTCGTAAATTTCAACCGCAATTCCATCGGTTAACGCATCATCTCTTGTAGGTAAAGTACCTGTTGCTGCGTGAGCAGAATATGACTTTTCATAAGGTAAAAGATTATACCTAAAACCATCTTCATTTTTATCAGTTGGAGATTTATAAGGGTAGATACTTGATATCAGTGGATTAGATTCATCAACCGATGATATTGGGATAAACACTGATACTCGGGCATTTGGAATACCAAAACCATTATTTGCAGTAACCCTTCCAACAACAACACCGTATTCTGAACAACTTCTACTATAAACGTCAGTTTGTTGTATTTTTAACGATAAGATTTCTAAGAACTCAAAATCTTGGTCTAACTGAACATTAATTGTTTTGTTAATACCTAATTCGGTTCTAATTCTATATGACTGACCCATTCAATTCCTTTAATTTATAAATAGTTTATGTGTGATTTTTCAAATTAACACACACCATATTTAATTATAAACTAGTTAAGCCAGAAATAAACCTGTTAAGAGAAGGTAACTGATTGGAAATTTTTAACAGACACTCTAATATCTTTGTTAGGATATCTAACTTGGTACACTTGGGATGGTTGTGCAAAAATTGTATCATCAACAGTTGCAATTTCTTTAGTTTCAGCATCCGAATATTCCATAGATGTTTCGGCAGATGAATATTGACCTCCAACATTATTATAAACGTTTAATCCCGCAACGGTTAATACACCATTTTGATTCTGAACAATACTTTTTAATTCAGATAAATAAACATTTTGACCTAACTCTCTTGTTTGAGGATTGAAGTAAGTTGAAATTCTGTCAACAACATCCGAAATAACTTGTCCTGAATTTTGAGCAGAATCTAAAACAATCTGAACATCAATACTCAAGTCAATTACTTCAGCCGTTAATATTGAAATATAATCATTCATCATTCTATAGTTTGATAGATAATTTGCAACATTCTGTCTTAAAGTATCCGACACAATACTTGTTAATTTTCCTGATGTATCATAAGATAATAATTGAATTAATATCTTATTATTATTTTCCGTAATTGAAACTTTCGCAGGTGCTCCAAACTCAGCCGGCATATTTCTAATAATTGATTCATAATCTTGAACCGTAACCGCTCTTTTTTGAGCCGAGAAGTTAAACGATACATAGTTTCTAATCTCTTCTAATGACGGTACTCCAGAACCCCCAATAGCTGCAGTCACGTTGTTACATCTTAATGAATTAACCACGGATGAGTTTGTTGTTTCAGATGGTCCGTTTACAAAGAAGTTTACAGTACCAATTTGATTAATAACATTTGTCCCTAAATTTGTTGCCAATCCACCACCAACTCGATATTGAATGAATAGTGTTGAGTTAGGAGTTAACGCAGACCCTAATGAGAAATTGTTTGAATATCTTTGTAAATCAATTGTTGCACCAACTGTTGTAAATTGGTCTAATGAATCTTGAGCGGTATTTGTACCACCACCAAATGTCATTTTTTTAAATCCTTCTGGGGTATATTCCGTTATAAATCTATTAGATGTTTGGATATACTTTCCAACCTTAATACCCGGTTGGTCTGATACTTTTGTTGGGTCTTCGATGAATACTCGGTCTTCCGCAAGTGCGTCAACCTCATACCATTTATTAGATGCCCCTAAAAATTCCGCAGTAGATGGAACATTGGTATATTCGGTACCACTTTTCAGTAATACACTTGTAATACCTAACACATTTTTTTCAGGTAAGAATAATTCAAAGAATGGTTTAACATCATTTGGAGTAATAACTCTTTTGAATACTTTGGTAATACCATTAACAACTAATTCTCTTTTAGTGATTGTATAGTTAATTAAGACATTATTGGCATTGAAGTTAGGTATTTTTAATCTATTAGGGAATCCTTGTGCATTATATGGTGAAGTAAAATCAACATCATAAATGTTTTCAAACACAATACCCGCACCAACTACTTGAGACCCTCTTGTTAACACCCCTAAATATCTTTCATCTTCTTTGTCCCCAAACGCAGGAACCGTTATTGAAAAATCAACCAAAGACACCGATGGTCTTTGTCCCGGTAATTTTAAACCATAAGTTCTTGCGATATTATAGATAGACGACCTTTGTTGAGCATATTGTAAAACGGTCTCTTGAATACTTCTATCTATATGGTAGTGTAAGTTATCCGCAACCGCAGCGTTCAAGTCTAAGAACACAGAGAACACAGAAGCGTCGTTGAAGTCCTGTATTAATTCAGGGTAGTAAGTTCTTACATAGTTTAATAACTCAGTTCTTATTCCCTGATAATCTCTTGTAGTATATGATATATTACGATTTGCCATACAATATTAAATATTAATGATAACGAAATCACTCGGTCCGAAAGTACTCTTATCGGTTGAGTAATCTATTTTTATTTTTGCGGTATATTCTGAAGTCCCTTTACCCGGAAACCGATAAACAGATGACTCACTACTTCCCACCGTTGCGGTGCCCATAGCCAAATCAACTTCTTCTTGAGGGTCAGCCGGTGATATAGTAATTTGATTTAATAATAAATTCGGCATAAATGTACCAACAGCTTCCCTAATATCAGATTCAATTGCGTCAAAAGTTAACCCATCAAATGGTTCAAATAAAAACTCATAAAGTCTTGTCCCAAATGTTGGTAAATAATATCTTGAACCTTTTCGAGTCAAAAGTAAGTGAATTAAATCCGCCTTAATTTCTTGTGATTCTAATTCTGTAAGTTGTAGATAGTCACCTCTTACCGAATCCCTAAAAGGAAAATTAATACCATATGTTGTTCCGTTTGCCATATCTATAATTATAGTGTTATGATTATTTCTTATAAATACCTAAAAATAAAAAATCCCGACATTGCCGGGATTAATATAATTATCGGTAATTTTATTATGAACCACATCCAAAACATTCAAATTCTGAATCTGTTGGTTTTACTGTAGGTTCAACAAGATTCACTTTTGGTTTCTCTTGTTTAACTGTTGATTGATTAACTTTCGAAATATCCACCGCTAAGTGTTTTGCTCCGGTTGATATTGCTTTAGTCCTAACATAATAACAAAGAGTTTTTAATCCTTTACCCCATGAATGGAAGTGTGATGATGAAATTTTTGATAATGTTGGTTCTGACATATAGATATTCATTGATTGTGATTGGTCAATAAATGGTGCTCTGTCAGCCGCCATATCAATAAGTTCTCTTTGAGATATTTCCCAAATTGTTTTGTATTTTGGAATTAAATGTTCAATTCTTTTAACTTTCTTGTTGTAATTTTTGTCTTCTTGGTCAAGATAATTATTAAAGTTAATGTTTTGAACCGAACCTTCATTCATAATGATTTCATTTTTCAAATCTTCAGACCAAATACCAATTTTTTCAAAATCATTAATTAAGTATTTGTTAACAATTAAGATTTCCCCTCCAACCACACGACGATTAAATAAAGCCGAGTGAGCCGGTTCTGTCATTTCAAATGAACCTGTAATCTTAGCTGAAGACGCAACTGGCATCTGAGCCGTGAATAACGAGTTACAAACCCCGTGGTTGGACACTTCTAATTTAAGTGAATCCCAATCCCACATTCTACCTAATCCTTCATAATCTAATCCCCACATATCAAATTGAAAAATTCCTTTTGACATTGGTGAACCATTAAAAAATTCGTATGGTTTGTATTCACCTGATTTACATAATTCCATACTCTCGGTGATTGCCGCGAAGTAGATAGTTTCAAAGATTTGTTTATTAAGTTTTTTTGCCTCTTCAGTTGTGAAGATATAATCCATTAAAAAGAATACGTCAGCAAGACCTTGTGTTCCAATAGCAATTGCTCTTTGTTCTAAACCACCTTTTCTACCTTGTTCAGTTGAGTAACTATTAATATCAACAACTTTGTTAAGTGCTCTCACAACTTTTCTAA